ATCATAATAGGTGTAGGGTTTATTACAGCCCTATTGGTTGGAGCAGGCATTGCAGTGTTGCTAGGCTATAAGCTGAATGAGCCTGAGTATTATGAGCAAAAGGATAAAGAGAATGACGCACTATGAAAACAATTTAAGCAACATGGAGTTTATGTTGTCGCAGATTGAAGATTGGATTATTGATCTGAAAGACCAGACAGCAGAAGTGAGTGACATAGAACGCTTGACAAAAGAACTCTATGAAGTTATGTATGAGTTTGAAACTATTGGACAACACATGCAGAAAGTGTTGGAATATATTGACAAAGCTCAAGAGGTGAGGCTATGAACATTCGTGGATGGATTGAGGTAGAAACAGACGGTAATTGTGTGCTAGAATGTTCACCATACTACGACATGTTGGAGTGGTTGGCATATGTACATGAAGAAAATGAATCTCTACTGGAGGACAAGTGGTATGATGACGATCAGTAATGAGAATAGAATCAGAGTAAACAGGTTGATTGATAAACAGACAAATGAGATACTTGACTTGCTCAATGAAGCTATGGTAAGGTTGCATGACACTGGAGATACAGAGTCAGAGACACTCGATCAGGTGATGACATCACTGAAGTATACAACACAGAAGCTAGAAGAATACCGGAGGTATGAGCTATGAAAAAGTTTCATATTATGATGACTGTGTTGACTGAAGATACAGAGAATCATCCTGACTGGATACATAAAAACATCATTGAACTTCTTAACAATGCAGATGGTGTAATAGAAACTCTATCATACCATGCAGAGAAACTCAGACTAACAGGATGTGAACTTAATGATTGACAAAGAAACAGGCTATGATGATGACTATGACGAGGCTATCAAGTGGTGCATTGAAGAAATCTCTAATGAGATACATCGCATCAAAGAACTTGACAGCCTTGCAGTAGAAGAGATATACTACGTCCTCTTTAATCAAGAAGTGGAAGAAGCATACAATAATTACTTAGAGGAATTAAAAGTATGAGGTGTAAAGCATGCAACAAAATACTGACAGCCTTTGAATCTTCCAGACGAGGTAAAGAGTCTGATGAGTACATAGACCTTTGTAACGCTTGTTACTCTTATGTTAAGGATGATACACAAGTAATTGAAAACTATGAACTATTAGATTTACAGGATGATGTTGACATTGAAGACTTTTAATGTTACCCTCTACTATATAGTATTTATATAGGTACATAGCTATGACAATAGTTATGTAGATATATCTTCTACTAAACTAAAGAGGTAATTAGAACTAAGGAGACTACACAGTGACAGACTTGATGAGAAAAGAGTTTGAACTAGCGGCTCAAGAGATGGCACTACATATCTCTTTATGTGTTGCGTCAGAATACATTCACTCATGGGGAGTGCTAGAATTTATTCAGAAGCTTTCAGACTACACAGACGATGAAGATATTGATGTCTTGATTGCTACACTTCAGGAGAAGGATACATGAAACAACATAAAACAATTTATTCATACGAGGATTTGACAGAGGTGTTGGCTGAGCATGCCATTGGCACTGATGTCATGAAAGAGATTGAAGATTTTTGTCAGAACAGAAAAAATCATGTGGACTATTTAAGACGCAGACTACAAAAAGCTGAGGAGTTGTTAGGCTCTTACATGCTTGATGAGCACATGATATATGAATGACATCACAACAGTGGCTCTATTGAATGAGTTGTATTACAGGATGGAGCATCACATCTACGATAAAACCAGTGAGTATGATGCGATGTTGACAGAGATGCCAAAAGAAGATACAATGGGGGTGTATTTTGCTGTTGAGGAATTTCTCATGGCATACAAAGAACTACTGGAAGAAAGGAGACATATGTAATGTCAGCATGGGTGGAGATGCACATGCCCTGTCCGAAATGTGACAGCAGTGATGCGTACAGTGTCAATGACAGAGGATGGGGCAAGTGTTTCAAATGCGGAGCCAATGTACCGCCAGAACAAAACAGCCCTGAAATCCCAACACAACACAGGAGTAGTAGGGTAGTGAGCCTTAACACACGAACGTCCGACACAGAGCCTTACAATGCGTCTGAGGGGGTAATATACAGAGACTTTAAAGACAGGAAGATATTAGCCAACATCGCAGAGAAGTATGGAGCAGGATATAGAGGCTCTGATATTATCTTTCCGTATGGGGAGAAGAACACTGCCGCCAAGGTACGATTGCATGGCAACAAGGAATTTAAAATAGAAGGGAAGTGGAGGGATACACCAGAGTTATTTGGACAGAATAGATTCTCTGCAGGTGGGAAGTATTTGCTCATTGTGGAGGGAGAGTTTGATGCACTAGCCGCATATCAAATGCTGAGTATGAAGTATGCTGTGGTGTCTGTCCGTAATGGTGCACAGAGTGCCATCACAGACTGCAAGAACAACTACGAATACATTGATAGCTTTGAGAGTGTGATATTCTGCTTTGATAATGACAGTGCAGGGCAGATGGCACAGCTAGAATGTGCTGAGCTATTCAGCCACAAAGCTAAGGTGATGAAGCATGAGACAGTGCAGAAGGATGCCTGTGATTATCTGACAGACAACAAGCAGGCTGAATTTGTGTCTGCTTTCTGGAGGGCAGAGCGTTGGACTCCGGATGGTATTGTCACTGGATCTAGTTTGTATGACGATGTGATGAAGCCACTGGCTAAAGCAGACTGTGACTATCCCTTCCGTGGACTCAACAAGTTGACATACGGGATACGTATGGAAGAGCTTGTCACTGTCACTGCCGGGTCTGGGTTAGGGAAGAGTCAATTCCTGCGTGAAATTATATGGCACATCCTGATGACAACATCAAGCAATATTGGTATGATGTTTCTTGAGGAGAGCACACGCAAGACAGGACTCAGCTTGATGTCACTGGCGGCTAACAAGCCACTACACCTACCGGACACTGTTGCGTCACAGGAGGAGAAGGACGAGGCATTCAAGCAAACACTAGGCACTGACCGTATGTATTTGTTTGACCACTTTGGTAGCTCTGATGTTGACAACATCGTCAATCGTGTGAGATACTTAGCTAAGGTGGTGGGATGTCAGTATATCTTTGTTGACCACATCAGTATTATTGTATCCGCACAGAGCAACGGTGATGAACGTAAAGCCATTGATGAAATTATGACCAAGCTCCGTATGCTTGTGCAGGAGACAGGGATTGCACTGATTTGTGTCAGTCATCTCAAACGTCCTGACAGTAAAGGGCATGAAGAAGGTGCGGCAACATCATTGGCACAACTACGTGGCTCTGGATCTATCGCACAGTTGAGTGACATGGTGATAGGACTTGAACGTAACGGACAGGCTGAGGATGCAACAGAACGCAACACCACCAAGGTGAGGGTGCTGAAGAACAGATTCAGTGGCATCACTGGCCCTGCATGTGACCTGTTGTATTCTCTTGAGACAGGCCGCATGACAGAAATTACAGAACAAGATTTAGAGGAGGCTCTATGAAACAATGTTCTACATGCAAAGAATTTAAATTACTTTCTGAATTTCATAAAGATGATTATCAAGAGGATGGTCACAATCATAGATGTTCAGAATGTATGTCAAAATATATTGCATCAAAAAATCCAGAACGTATGTACTTAAACGGAAAGTATATTAGTAAGAAACATCCACTGTACAAACCGGGAAGATACAAGTCTTTAGATGATGCATGGAGTCATCAAGAGATTGAACGAACTAAGGAAGGTGAGGTGTACATTGTATACAACACTGCTTTCCCACACTGGTTCAAGGTGGGTAAGGCTGTCAGCAGTGAAGATAGATTGAATGGTTATCAAACTGCTTCCCCTTTCAGGGATTATGTGTTAGAATACTATGAACATTTTGAGAACAGACACCAAGCTGAATCAGCCATACACCGATTGCTTGAGAAGCATCCTGAATGTATGGAACGGAGAGGTGAATGGTTTAAAACCTTCATCCCAACAATTAAAGAGGTGATGAATGACTACCGACAGCAGTCCGCAGAAGCGGATGACATTGGACATCGAGACAAACAGTCAACACAATACGATTTGGTTGGCAGTAACGCAAGATGTTGATACAGGAGAAGTAGTATGTCATACGGACGCATCAACACTAGAGCCTCTGGTAAAGGAGTACGATGTCATTATCGGGCACAACTTAATCGGATTCGACGCACCAGTGTTGCGGAGAGTTTGGAATATATCTATCAGGAAGAGTCAAGCAACAGACACACTCCTGCTTTCGAGACTTTTGAATCCACAACTAGACGGGGGCCACAGCCTGAAGGCATGGGGCAAGAGACTTGACAATAACAAGATTGACTTTGAGTTTACAGACTTTGATGGGGGCTTAACAGATGAGATGCAGGAGTATTGTATACAAGATGTTAAGCTCACTACACATCTCTATCACCACCTCATGTCGGAGTTGGGTAAGTGGACTGATGCCACGCAGAGTATACTATTGGAACGGGACATCGCAGTGTTATGCAGACAGCAGGAGATTAACGGTTTTAAATTGGATGTCCCTAAAGCTCAAGTGTTACGTGCTACTTTGTCAGATAGAATGTCAGCTATTGAAGATGAAGTGCAGGCAGTGTTTCCTCCGATTGTTGAGGAGCGTTGGTCTGAGAAAACAGGAAAGCAATTGAAGGACAAGGTGACAGTGTTCAATCTTGCATCACGCAAACAGATTGGAGAACGATTGTCTGCTCTTGGATGGAAGCCGACAAAGCTAACAGAGAAGGGACAGCCCATCGTAGATGAAGGAACACTGGAGGGTATTGATATACCTGAAGCCCAACTGATAGCAGAATACCTGATGCTACAGAAACGTGTCGGTATGATCGACTCATGGCTAAAATATGTCGATGAAAAGACAGAACGTGTACATGGTGGCATCATCACCAATGGGGCAGTGACAGGCAGGATGACTCATCGCAATCCCAATATGGGACAAGTGCCATCAGTGAACAAACCATACGGACAGGAGATACGTAGCCTTTGGACTGTTGATGATGGAAATGTTTTAGTGGGTACAGACTTAAGTGGGATTGAGCTACGCTGTTTAGCCCACTACATGCAAGACCCTGAATGGCAGGAGGAACTATTGAATGGAGACATCCATCAGAAGAACGCTGATGCCGCAGGCATTACAAGACCACAGGCTAAGACGCTTATCTATGCAACCTTGTATGGTGCAGGACCAAGTAAAGTTGGCAGTATTGTTGGAGGTGGGGCGAAAGAAGGGAATGAAATCCTGCATCGTTTTTATTCTAACACCCCTAAGCTCCGACTCCTTATGGAAAAGGTTGCGAAAGTGGCGAGCAAAGGGTATGTGCCGGGCTTGGATGGTAGAAGAATACTGGTGCGTTCAGAACACGCCGCACTTAATTCACTACTACAAGGGTGTGGGGCTATCATTGCAAAGCAGTGGTGTGTTGAAGCGCATAAAACCTTACGGCAACAAGGACTACTTGTACGGCAGGTTGCATTTGTGCACGATGAAATTCAAGTTGAAGCAGAGGAGAAAGATGGTGAACAAGTTGCACAAATCATGTGCGATGCGGCCTCACAAGCCGGGATTACCTTGGGCTTTCGTTGCCCAGTAGATGCTGAGGCAAAGATTGGTAAAAATTGGTTTGATACACACTAAAAAGTGTGGTATAATATATCTCTACCACCAACAAAGGAGAATGGTATGGAACAAGCACAACGTGTAAAGATTAAAGCAGACGTTATGTGGGCATCATTGGATCGTCCGAATGAAATGTCTGGTAAGTATCAGGTGGATTTGTGCAATCTATCTGACCCTGCTGTCAACGCACTAGAAGGTATGGGACTCACTGTCCGACAGAAGGATGATAAGGGATACTTTATCACCTGTAAGTCCAACCAACCTATCAAACCTTTTGATAGTAATGGACAACCACTAGAGGGCGTCAGCATCGGTAACGGCTCTAAGGCTGTTGCATTGGTAGGCTTCTACTCTTGGACATTCAAGAACAAGGAGGGTGTAAGCCCAAGCCTTAAGAAGCTTGTCATTGATGAGCTTGTATCCTACGAGGATGCTGAGCCTGTCACAGCAGACGACGACGAGGTGTTGTAATGCACACTGCTCTTGTAGATGCAGACATCCTCAACTATCGCATCGGCTTTGCCACAAATGACGAGACTGAGGATACGGCAATCACCACAATGGCAGGCTTCCTTGAAGACCTTCTGTTGATAGACCTGCCAAGTGTACAGCAATGGGAATTGTACCTGACCGGGACAAACAATTTCCGTACAGAGATTGCTACCACTGCACCTTACAAGGGCAACCGCAAGAGTGAGAAGCCTGTTCACTACCATCTGCTACGCAACTACCTTGTTTCTTCATGGGATGCTCGTGTAATAGATGGTATGGAGGCGGATGACATGCTTGCAATTAGAGCCACAGAAGAGGGCGATGAGAGTGTGATTGTGACACTCGACAAAGACCTTGACCAAGTAGTAGGGTGGCACTATAACTTTGTGAAGAATAATCAATACTATGTCACGGAGCAGGAAGCCCTACTCAATTTTTATACACAGTTTTTAGTTGGAGATGCTGTGGATAATATCAAGGGTGCGAAAGGAATCGGACCTAAGAAGGCTCTTAAACTACTGGAGGATAAGTCTGAAGTAGAGATGTGGAACACTGTGGTGGAGTGTCTGGGAGAGGAGCATGCAATGGAAAACGGACACCTGTTGTATATGCTCCGCACTCCTACAGATACATGGACACCCCCGGTATGACACGAGGAGTAAAGAATAAAGCAGGTGGTACATGGACAACGGCACGATACTTTAGTTTCATTCGGTCAGCATTACGCAGAGCATGGACTAAGTATCCTGTTCGTTATCAAGTGATGGACATGGCTAAGAAGCCATACACAGGTAGGGACAAACGAACTAAATGGGTGTACAAGTGTGCATCATGTCAGGGATTGTTTAAGTCCACTGAAGTACAGGTAGATCATATCACTCCTGCCGGTACACTCCGTACTTATTCAGACCTACCTAAATTTGTGAAGACACTCTTCTGTGAAGCAGACAATCTTCAAGTGCTATGTAAGAAGTGTCACGATACTAAAACTCAAGAGGAACGAAAGAAATGAATCCATTTGATAATGAGAATAAAGCATACGTTAATATGTCCTATCGTGCATATGGTAAGACACACTCAGTAGACATGGAACTGTCTGACGACTGCTCATGGGATGAGGTGTTAGGTCCAATCATTGCCACACTTGAATCCGCATTTGGATACTCATTTGACCTAGACAAAGAATCACTGGGCATCTACTATCCGGGTAAAGAAGAATGATAGTTGATGCATACCAAGTAGCAGGAGAACACTACACTTCCAAGTCTGTCCAACCGTGGCAGGCTATGGAGGCTTGGATGTCAGAGGAACAGTTCAAAGGTTTTCTCAAGGGCAATGTTATCAAATACTTAGCACGATGTGATGACAAGGGTGGTAAGATTGATTTAGAAAAAGCTAAACATTACCTTGACAAACTCATTGAGATGTATTAAAATAGTAGGTTCGCATGATTACTTTACAAGAACTAAAAGAACGTCTCACACAATTGGATGAAATATCTTTGATGGAATTATTGGAGATAAATTCTGAAGACCTCGTGAATCGGTTTGCGGATATAATAGAAAACAACTATGAATATTTCTCTGGAGAATTTGATGAGCAAACACCTTGGGATAACGATTGACTATGAAAGAGACTCTCGCCTCAGTGACCAAGCAATTAAACTCATGCATGACTACTATATGTTTGAGCATGAAGACAGTCCTCAGCAAGCCTTTGCACGTGCTTCAGTGGCTTATTGCAATGATGACCTTGACTTGGCACAACGTATCTACGACTATGCTTCAAAGGGTTGGTTTATGTTTGCGTCACCTGTGCTGTCGAACGCACCTGACGATGTACGAAACAATCGGGGCTTGCCTATTAGTTGTTTCCTTACTTACGTGGGGGACAATCTTGATAGCCTTATTGAGCATAATGGTGAAGTAGCATGGCTTTCCGTAAAGGGCGGCGGTGTGGGTGGGCACTGGTCAGATGTGAGAGGGATCAGCGACAAAGCTCCGGGACCAATACCATTCATGAAAGTAGTGGACGCTCAGATGACAGCGTACAAACAAGGGAAGACAAGGAAGGGAAGCTACGCCGCATACCTAGACGTAAGCCATCCTGACATAGAGGAGTTTATTAGTTTTAAAGTGGCGACTGGTGGTGACATCAATCGTAAATGTTTTAATCTATTCAATGCTGTGAACATCACAGATGAATTTATGGAGGCCGTAATTAATGATGGACAACACAATCTTACAGACCCGCATACAGGAATTATCAGAGATACAATCCAAGCTCGCAAACTGTGGCAACGAATCCTTGAAGCTCGCTTCAGAACTGGTAGTCCTTACCTTAACTTTATCGACACAGCCAGACGAGGCTTACCGGAAGCTCAAAGAAAACTTGGACTGTCAATTAATGGCAGTAACCTCTGCAACGAAATCCATCTCGCAACAAGTGAAGAACGCACAGCAGTCTGTTGCCTCTCCTCAGTCAACCTTGAAAAGTACGACGAGTGGAAATCAAGCGGAATGGTTGCAGACCTTATCAGATTCTTGGACAACGTGCTTCAATACTTTATTGACCACGCACCAGAACAATTATCAAAAGCTGTCTACTCAGCTTATAGAGAACGCTCAATCGGCCTTGGAGCAATGGGCTTCCACGGCTACCTCCAAAGCAAAGGCATAGCATGGGAGAGTTGGCAGGCGGCGAGTGAGAACTATGCAATCTTCAAAGACATCAAAGCCCAGTCTGTTGAGGCCACCTACTCACTTGCTGTGGAGCGTGGTGAATGTCCTGATGGAGTGGGTTATGGTGTTAGAAATATGCATCTGTTGGCTATTGCTCCTAACGCTAATTCTAGCATTTTATGTGGGTGCTCTGCTAGCATTGAACCACGTCTTAGCAATTGCTATGTCCATCGTACTCGTGCCGGGAGTCATACTGTTCGCAATCCGTACTTGGAGAAACTTTTAGATGAGAAGGGGCAAAATACAAAGAAGGTGTGGCAAAGCATACTTGAGAACGAAGGCTCTGTTCAGCACTTGGAGTGGTTATCCGATGACGAAAGGAATACTTTCAAGACAGCGTTTGAACTGGATCAGACATGGGTTGTCGAGCATGCCGCCAAAAGACAAGAGTTTATATGTCAGGGGCAGAGTGTTAACGTGTTCTTCCCATCGGGTACTGACAAGGCTATTGTCAATCAGGTACACCTCAAGGCATGGAAGGAAGGGCTTAAAGGACTATACTATCTCAGAACGACTGCAGGTGTTACGGCGGAGAAGGTTGGAACTAAGGTAGACCGCAATGCACTGAAGGACTTTGAAGACGAGGATGTTTGTGTGAGTTGTCAGGGATAACATATTGTCTATAACGTGTTCAGAAAACGCTAAATAGATAACATAGTATACACATATGATGCTTTTATTGGTCATTTGTGTATACTTATCCGCAGAAAAGTGGGAGTACATTACATAAAATATAATTATCTATGCACAGTATTCCTATGCAAAGGAGAGAATATGCAAACCAAAGCAGGAACAATTGAAGTAACAGACTATGTTGAACATGGAGATGGTAGTGCAACATTGGTTGTTGACACAGACCCAGATGCTACAAGGTTGTTAGTCAGTGTAGGTCTTAGACGACTGCTTGAGATGGCGGTAGACAAAGAGAATAATGAGTACAAGTTTGAGGATGAGAATGAAAGAAGAAGCACAGAATCTACTGAAGAGGTTAGAGTTGATTAAAGACTCTGATCCATTTAATAAGAGAATACTAAATGATTCTTTTAGCACAATACAAAAACTAATTGATGAAGTAGAAAGACTACAATACCATAACAATAATTTAATGAACGTAATATATCAAAACCAAGAATCACTGGAGAATTTGCATGAGTCTACTGGAGAGTAACACAACGTATAAACCGTTCAAGTATCCGTGGGCTGTGACCTATGCAACAGAGCATGAGCGCATCCACTGGATTGAAGACGAGCTTGAACTACAAACAGACGTTAATCACTGGAAGAGTGGTGCACTGTCAGATAAAGAGAAGAACCACATAACGCAAATCCTCCGACTGTTTACGCAGACAGACGTAGCAGTTGGTACGAACTACCTTGAATATTATATTCCCAAGTTTAAGAACAATGAAATTAGGGCGATGCTTACGGCTTTTGCTTCTCGTGAATTTATTCATCAACGCTCCTATGCACTATTGAACGACACTTTAGGACTACCAGAAGAAGAATTTACTACCTTTCTAGAGTATGAGCAAATGTCTGCAAAACTGGAGTTCATGTCAGGATTAGACGTAAATTCTATCAGCGGTACAGCCCTTGCAATTGCACGATCAGTGTTGAATGAAGGTATGAGTTTGTTCTCAGCGTTTGCGATGCTACTCAACTACCAAAGATTCGGTAAGATGCCGGGTATGTGCACTGTTGTAGAATGGAGTGTACGTGATGAGAGTCAACATGCTGAAGGAATGGCAAAGCTATTTAGAGCATTCTGTGAAGAACATCCAAGAGTTGTTAATGATGATTTTAAGAAAGCTATCTACGAGATGTTTCGCACTGCAGTCAAACTGGAAGACAAGGTTATTGATCTGGCGTATGAGATGGGTGATTTGGAAGGTTTGTCGGCGGCAGATGTCAAGCAGTACATTCGCTACCTCGCAGACAGACGTCTATTGCAACTTGGCCTCAAGACCAACTGGAAGGTTAAGGAGAATCCTCTGCCGTGGATGGAGGAGATACTAGGAGGAAGTAGCTTAAGTAATTTCTTTGAGAAACGTGTAACAGATTATAATTCACACGGGTTAGAAGGAGAAGATTGGGGATGGTAGCGGCAAGATTTCATCATGTCTTTGGCCTGTCTATTGAAACAGTTCAGAGTCAGCCAGTGTTGGGTTGGAAGAATAGTGAACAAATAGAAGATGCTCAAGTGTATTTCTTTGATGGCTTTATCATCAATATCCCCTTTGTTAAGATTATGATTGGGGATATATTTGATGTGTTTGAATAGCTCTCTCCAGTGAGCTTTGGGGACTCTTCAGTCCCCTTTTTTATGGACGCATCATCGCTTCACGAGCTTCACGTCTTTCCTTTTCAACACGTTTGCGTTGACGTTCATTGTACTTCTCAGCACCACCGCCCCACCATGCGTAGGCTAACGGTCCAAGTACAGGGAATGCTTTAAGTTGCTCACCAAAGTCAGGATTTTCTTTGAACACTTCCACAGGCAAATCAAACAATGCTTCAAGAATGTTTGTTGCAGGAAGCAATGTCTCTTGAATCCCTTGAATCACATCCCCTTGTGCAAAGTAACGCTGTGCTACATACTGGTTAAGTCCGTAGACACCAAGGATAGACCAGAGTGCTTTGTCAGGAATGTCATCGCCTCTTACTTCACGCCCCATCAGCACGTCAGCAACAGTACCGACAGCAACACCTGACGTGCCCAATGAAGCGGCAATCACAGAAGCTCTTTTGATAGCTTCCATTCTATTTCCGTCCTTCCATTCCTGAACAGTTTCTCTACGCAGTACATCAAGCTGTTTCAGCGTGAAAGACTTGAGCATGTACGCCATACGAGCCGCATCGCCACCACGTAGCCATGCTTCAGGCATCTCAGAACGTGCAATAGGCTGTAGATCTGCAAGCAAACTAAAGCCTGCAATCTTAACATTGCCCGTAATATCACCACGCTGAAGGTCATCAACAAACGCATCAAACTCATTACCAAACATATCACCATACTGTTGACGTAGCTTGGCCCTACCCTTTGCTGTCTGCGATAGATTACGTAGACGAGACAGTCCCGCATTAATTGCTGTCTCTTTACCTAGTGTATCAATCATTTCAAAACCGGATGCTTTAAATAAAATGTTAAGCATACGACTAAGACTGCTTATTTCTTGAAGTTCATTGGTGGCTTTCTCAATCCCTGCATCAATCAGCTTCATCTCTTTAGCACCGAACATACTCTTAAATACATTCCGATAGCCATAGATTGCACCAACATTGAACAAGTCAGTCATCTGTTTCAATGCAGAGATTGGGTTGGCAATCGTGCCTGCATAGCCAAGGTCACGAAGTGCTGATGCTGTACTACCCATGTTGCGACTACCGCCAACAAAACGAGCCTGCAATAGATTGCCTAGTTCTTCAATCTTTCTTTTTGACAAGCGTCCTCTGTACTCTTCATTTTCAAGAAGCTTGGCAATAGATTCATCAGCATCAAATTGACCTAGTTCATTCTCGACAGTATTGTCTTTCTTAAAAAACTTACGTCTCTCAATATCATTACGAGCATACCGAATATACTTCTGAAGAGCCTCAGCAGGAGACTCATAAAAGTCATACTGGTCTGAGTTGATACGCTGTATCTTCCGTTCTTGTACAAGTTTATTACCCTTGCCACGGACACGCCCTTCTAAGACACTCTGAATAATTTCTTGTCTTTCTTCACGAGACAATTCTTTAACAGTTTTGCTCCGCTTCTTAGCAAATTCTCGTAAGGCTCTGCTGACAGCATCAGCTTCCTCACCTGTCAGATACTTACTGTAGTTTTCGTAGTCTTTCACCATACGAGGGAAGTAGTTTTCTACTGCCTCAAACGTATAGCCCACTGACGTTAGTTCATCTTTAATTAAATTGAGTTCTGAACGGACTGCCGCAAGTTGATCGTCAATATCAGGAACAATATCACGTAACATTTTAGAGGCTAAATCGTAGTCACCGTTAGCTAGATACACACCTACCTTGCGTTGCATATCTGCAGACAAGCCTTTCATTGTACGCAGGAATGGTTCAACACGTGTCAGAGACTGTGCAGTTTTAATGTGCAAATCTGCTTCCATTCTACGCAGTCTGCCGAAGGCTGTCATGCTAATGTTCTTAATTCGTGTTGAGAGCGCACCTAAATACTTATCAGCGGTGGTAGAAATTTGGCGTAAGAGTGCACTGTCTCGTACAATCTCATCGTCCATAATAAGCTTACGTGCCTTATCAGCAGACTGAGGCACTTTAATCTTACGTCCTGCGGCTGAAGAAAGCTCCAGTATTTCTTTGCGTGAAATGCCTAGCTCTGCTTGCACTTGTTCAAACGCTTTGACAGGTGGTACACCTTCAGCCACTTTCTTATTCAGAGCTTCTTCAATACGCTCTGTTTGTTTGACAGCACTACGTGTCTTAGCAGGCTTGGTAATTTGCTGTGCCGCTACTTTGATGCCTTTACTACCTACACCAAATACACCACCACCTAACATGCCTAATGCTACATCACCCGGAAGTGTTTCTACCTGCACATCCCCAGTTTCAGCAAGCTGATTACCAACATTGTATGCACCGCCTAAAATACCACCAATGGTTGTCATACCTTTGATTGTACTACCTAGTGGTACAGCCAGTGTAGCGACATCGGTGGTTCCGACAACAGTGCCTGCCATGCCTGCTAAGTCCATCTCAGGTTGGAAGGTACGGCGTAAATCTTCAAGCTCTTTTAGTTTGTCTTCAGCCATCTTGTCTCTACGTTCTGCAGGAGACAGCTTTAAAAACTCTTGATACTCAGGATCATCAAACCCAATGTCAATAAAATTCAATGGGTCTGTAATGTCAAATGTTATTTGAGGGATTGGAGCTACAGATTGAGCGTAAGTGGCAAAGTTTTCTAATGCACTTTCAGCTTGTTTGTGATGATAAAGAAAGTTACGCAGAGGTTCATTCTTCCCTGCTTTAATTAACAGTCCATCTTCGACACTATCACCTGCCTCAGCACCAAGCTCCTGTAGTGTTGGAGAGTTTAGAATGTCTGTCATGGTAAGCACTTCACCACGAGGAGGATCAGACACAAGACGCACAAGCTTCTGATTGACAACACGATCACCCGGCAAAGCACCAAGTTTCTGCAGAGTTTCAGAGTTTCGTACATCCTCTTCCGTTAAGTCTGCAATCTCATCTTCAGGAAGTGCTTCAGCTTCTGCACGTACTACTTCAGCTTGTTCAGGCTGTCCGGTTGTTTCTGCAACTTGAGCTACAGATTCTGCAACAGACTGTGCAATGGCTTTATCAGGCTTTGTACGAGCAATGTCAATCAAGCCCTCTAAATCTCTAGGCACAATTCCTTCTGTCAATGATGCCATATTATTGTGCCCTTACTTTGCCTGCAAATTTATCACGGCCTTGTACTTGTATCGGTGCAATACCTGAAAAATCCCCACCTCGCATCGCTGTAATAGCCGCACGTAAGGCTTCATCTGCTGTCAATGTACGAGGATTTTTAGGATCTTTTGCCGCTTGCTTTTGAATTTCTTTGGCTTTATTATTAATTAAAGTGACCAGATTATCAT